TTGGTTGGCTCTATATTAACGAGGATACTGTTTCATTAAACGAACAGATGATTACTGAAGGGTATGCTCACGCATATGATGGTGGAACCAAAGATATGAACCTTGAAAAACTACGTGTTATACGTAGATCATTCGGAACACTAAATGAGTAAAACGCAAGAACTATACTTAGGCAATCCTAATCTAAAGAAGGCAAACGTTTCCCAAAACTTCACTAAGAAACAAATTGCTGAGTATTTGAAATGTGCTGAAAATCCTGTTTACTTTATTAGGGAATATATTAAAATTGTATCACTTGATGAAGGTGTTATACCCTTTACCATGTATGATTTTCAGGAAGACATGGTACAAAAGTTTCACGACAATAGATTTAATATAGCAAAACTTCCTCGTCAGTCTGGTAAGTCAACTATTGTTACAGCATACTTACTATGGTATGTTCTTTTTAATGATAATGTTAACGTAGCAATACTTGCTAACAAAGCAGCAACTGCTCGTGAGATGTTAGGTAGGTTACAATTATCATATGAGAACTTACCAAAATGGTTACAGCAGGGTATACTAGGATGGAACAAAGGTAGTCTAGAGATAGAAAATGGATCAAAGATACTAGCAGCATCTACGTCTGCAAGTGCTGTCCGAGGTATGTCATTTAACATCATCTTCCTTGATGAATTTGCGTTCGTTCCTAACCATATTGCAGAACAATTCTTTAGTTCTGTTTATCCCACTATATCTTCTGGTACAAAAACCAAAGTCATCATCATCTCCACTCCACATGGAATGAACATGTTCTATAAGTTGTGGCATGATGCAGAGCGTAAGTCAAATGAATATATTCCTACAGAAGTACATTGGTCTGAGATACCTGGTAGGGATGAAGTATGGAAAGAACAAACTATAAGAAATACATCAGAAGCACAATTCAAAGTTGAGTTTGAATGTGAGTTCTTAGGATCAGTTGATACATTAATCAGTCCAAGTAAGTTGAGAGTCATGCCATATGAAGAACCAATACAACAAAATAGAGGGTTGGCAGTCTATGAGCAAGTCCAAGAAGATCATAATTATATCTTAACTGTTGACGTGGCTCGTGGTATTGGTGGTGATTATTCAGCATTTTGCGTAATGGATACAACTACGTTACCATATAGACTGGTAGCAAGGTATAAGAATAATGAAATCAAACCTATCATATTACCTAATATTATTGTTGAAGTAGCTAAGAATTATAATGGTGCTTATGTTCTTTGTGAAGTAAATGATATTGGTGGGCAAGTAGCAGATATAATTCAATACGATTTAGAATACGAGAATTTATTACAAGCTGCTATGAGAGGAAGAGCAGGTCAACAATTAGGACAGGGGTTCTCAGGTAAGAAAACTCAGTTAGGAGTTAAGATGTCAACTGCTGTAAAGCAGGTAGGTTGCTCTAACCTAAAAGCATTAATAGAAGATGATAAATTGATGATACCCGACTATGATACGATTGCGGAATTGACAACGTTTATTCAAAAGGGTAATTCATTCCAAGCGGAAGATGGATGTCACGATGATCTTGCTATGTGTTTAGTGATATTTGGGTGGATGGCGATGCAAGAATACTTTAAAGAGATGCATGACAACGATGTTAGACAACGCATTTATGATGATCAGCGAGAAAATATTGAACAGGACATGGCACCATTTGGATTTATCAGTGATGGTATGGATGATGAGGTTATTGTAGATGCTCAAGGAGAGAGATGGGAAGTTGCGGAGAAGCTGTCGGAATACGGGGATAGGGCTTACATGTGGGAGTTTCAGTGACGTTTCAAAAATATAAATAATCTTAGACAACTGACAAGGCAATTACAAGGAGTTTATAAACATGGCAGCCAATCAATTATCGCCAGGTGTAGTCGTTCAGGAAAGAGACCTGACAACGATTACCACTCTGTCAACAGCAAACGTTGGTGTAATAGCAGCACCTTTCGATATTGGTCCTGTCGAAGAAATAGTAGATATTAGTACCGAAAGAGGACTAGTAGATAAATTCGGTAAACCAAACGATGCAAACTATGAGTTTTGGTTCACTGCATCACAATACTTAGCATACGGTGGTTCACTTAAAGCAATTAGAACTAATGCAGCATCTCTAAAAAATGCTGTTAATACAGGAACTGCTCCTCTAGTTAAGAACTTAGATGATTATGATGCTAACTGGGTTGCCTCAAATAATAACTGGAATTGGTCTGCTAGAACTCCTGGTACCAAAGGAAATTCGATTGGTGTATTTGTAACTGATGCTGGTGCTGATCAGATTGGTGTAATACCTGCTCCTGGATCTGGTAACGATTATGAATTCGTTGCAGATGCTGCAGTTTCTGCTACATCTGGTGCTGCTGGTAAAGTATTTAAGTATTCAATTCGTCTAACAGTAACAACAGTTGTTGGTGATTTCACTCCTGGTGCTACTACAACAATTAACATTGGTGGTTCAAATGAAACTGTTAATGTTCTTGCTTACGATCCAGCTAATAAGTATATTGAAATTGGACTACCTTCTGGTGGTGTAACTGGTATCATTGCTGATGGTCAGACAATTACCCAAGGAGCAAATACTGCTGTTATCGCAACTACTGGTATTGAGCGTCGTCTATACATTGCTAAAAACAAAGGATCTATAGATTTCGCTGCTGCTGATAGTGTTCAGGATACTAACTCAACTGCTGTTGCAATTACTTCAGTAAGAGTTGAGTATAACGAGCGTGAGTATCTTCCTGGTATTAAGTGGATTAACGTTGCTACACGTCCTGGAACTTCACAGTCAGTTGATGCTGCTGGTGGTTTCCGTGATGAAGTACACATTATTGTAACAGACGTTGATGGTTCTATCACTGGTACTGCTGGTGCTGTTCTTGAGCGTTTCATCGGATTGTCCAAAGCATCTGATGCTAAGACATCTGTTGGTGAGACTAACTACTACGTAGAAGTAATTAAGCAAAAGTCTAATTACATCTATTGGGGTAAGCATGAAGCTACTGTATTCAATGCAACTGGTACTCCTTCTGATGGAGATTGGGGATTGAGTGGTGCTTCTAAGCAGTTCAACTTACTACGTTCTGCTGATGGATCTACTGATTATCCTGTAGGTCGTACAACTGTTGGTTCTAAAAATAACTCAACATTCTACTACAGACTTGCATCTGGTGCAGACTACACAACTTCAGGTGGTAGTTACGCTGTTACTAATGCAGACTTCGAGACTGCTTATAATTTAGTTGCTGACCCTGAGTCACAAACAATCGACTTTATCCTTACTGGTCCTTCTGGTGCTGATAATGGTGCTGCTCTTTCTAAAATAACTGCAATTGCAAACATTGTTGAAGAGCGTAGAGATTGTCTAGCATTTGTTTCTCCACGTAGAGGAAACGTTGTTGGTGTAAGTAATGCACAAACAGCAACAGATAATACTATTGAGTTCTTCGATTTACTTCCAAGTTCTTCTTACATGGTATTTGACTCAGGATACAAGTACATCTATGACAAGTTTAATGATGTATATCGTTACATCCCTTGCAATGGTGATACTGCAGGTCTATGTTTACAAACAACTGAAGTTGCTGAAGCATGGTTCTCACCTGCTGGTTTCCAAAGAGGAACTCTAAGAAATGCAATTAAACTTGCTTTCACACCTAATAAGTTACAAAGAGATCAACTTTATGCTTCACGCATAAACCCAGTTGTATCTTTCCCTGGACAGGGTATTGTATTATTCGGTGATAAGACTGCTCTTGGATATGCATCTGCATTTGATAGAATTAACGTACGTCGTTTGTTCTTGACAATTGAGAGAGTTATATCTGGTGCTGCTAAGGCACAACTCTTCGAGCAAAACGATGAGTCACAAAGAAGTCTATTCCTCAACATCGTTGAACCTTACATGCGTGATGTTCAAGGTCGTCGTGGTGTAACTGACTTCTTAGTTAAGTGTGATAGTGACAATAACCCTGCTGAGTCAATTGACCGTGGTGAATTCTACGCAGAGATATTTGTAAAACCAACTCGCACAATTAACTACATCACTCTAAGTTTTGTTGCTACAAGAACTGGTGTTGCATTTAGCGAAGTCGCTAACTAGATTACAATTACATAGATTAAGAGTAGCGGAGTATATCTCCGCTATTTTTATGTTGAAAATATTCATTTTTCTAAATATTAAGGACAAGGGAGTAACATAACAATCATGGCACAAAAAGGAACTATTGATGATTTTAAGGCGAAAGTCGCAGCAGATTTTGCCCGTCCTAATCTATTCCAAGTGGATTTGGCATTCCCATCAACAATACCACAGTTGAATAATTCTGCAATTACTGATACTGGTAAGTTTACAGTCCGTGCAGCAAATTTACCTGCTTCACAGATTGGTGTAATAGAAGTTCCTTTTAGGGGAAGGGTTTTAAAGATTGCAGGAGATCGTACATTCGAGCCTTGGACAATCACAATTCAGAACGACAGCAACTTCGTTCTTAGAAGTGCGTTTGAACTTTGGGCACAATCTATTCAAGCATACAATGAGAACTTTACTCAAGCAAAAGGTTTGGGTGATACTGATGACGCAACAGGTTACTTCGCTGATATGCAAGTTCATCAGTTAGCAAGAGATATTAAGGATGGTGATGCACCTAAGATCCTTAAGTCTTATAAGTTCTACAACGTCTTCCCATCAAGTATCGCAGCCATAGATCTTGACTTCGGAAACAATGACGCAATCGAGGAGTTCACTGTTGAACTACAAGTTCAGTACTGGACAGATATGCCTCTCAAAAATTCATGATCAGGCAACCTGATAAATAGAACAGGAACAATAGAAATTTAGTAATGTCGCAACTCTTTGGATTTAGTTTAGAGAGGGCAAAGAAGGTTCCAAAGGGGCCTTCTTTTGTTCAGAAGGATAGTTTAGATGGATCACAACCTATAGTAGGTGGTGGTTACTATGGCTATTCTATTGACATGGATGGTACTGTTCGTAATGAGTATGAATTGATCACCCGTTATAGGGAGATGGTTTTACAACCAGAATGTGATAGTGCTGTCGATGATGTAGTTAATGAAACAATATGTG